CGCAAGCCTCATACCGCCCTTGAGCTGTATTACCTTTAGTTTCTGTATACATATTTACTGTGGAATTTGTACGCCAGTTCCGTAACCTTCAAGAAGAGGAATTTTTAAATCTTTTCTTCCTTTTCTTTTGTTCTCTACATTCTCACTTGCACTTCTATTAGCACCTGTATTTTCAGCCGGCTCGGGAGACGTCTGAGTATTCGTAGGTCTTGGTGGTGGTGGAGAAGGTGGAGGTGGTGGCGGAGGTGGCGATGAACGTCTACCTAGACACATCTTCTTCTTGTTCTTTAAATTGTTTTATTAAAAATTCTACAACTGACCTTTGGCCAGCTTTGAACCAGACTTCCTTCTCACTCCATTGCATATCAGCGGATTGATTAGGGAAACGAGTATCTAAAGCCTCCAGTAAATCTTGCTTTACTAGAGGCATAGGAGGAACATCGTTAGTCTTTAAGGTGTCGGTAAATAGTTTTTTAATCATCAAACCTTAATTCTCCAGCTATTGCTAAGTATGCTGCACCATCTACAAGGTCATCTTTATTTGGATTACCTGTTCTAGTTCTAGCAATTTTTAGTAATGCCATCATCATAGCTACATCATAAGCTGTTACTTCTTTCTTTAAATACCAACTCCATAGCTGTGATATGTTTCCATGATTGACTACTCTATCACCATGAGTTTTATTTCTGTCATTGGTAATAGTCATTGCTTCTCTTAAGAAGTCTTCTGTTTTGGTGATTGCCATAATATAGGTCTCTTTCTTTCGTAGTTATAATCTTCATTACGAATAATGCGTGTTAGTCTAGCTTGAGTGAGAGCGTGTTTTTCATCAAGATTATTCATCTCATATCTTTTAACTATAGCTTGCCACATAGCTTCTTTGTTACCTCTGTGTGGAGCTAATATTTTTTCTGCAGTTTTGATTCCGATAGAAGGACAGCCGGGTATACCATCAGTATAATCACCAGCTAAAGTTTGCAGCATATGATTATAGTCTGCTTCTTCTTCAGAAATTTCTGTGTAATTATCACCTTGCATAAACCATATTGTGCAAGGAATAGTTTTTAAGTCTTTATCTTTTGTTAATACTACCTTGTCTCCATCTATCATTTTAGATGTAGCAAGTATTCCTAACATATCGTCTCCTTCTAAATAATTATATTCATACGTTTTAAAATTATCTCTAAGCCATTGCTTACATGGAGAATATGTAAGTGGTTTACGATTATTTTTTCTATTGTATTTATACAAAGGATAAATCTTTTTTCTGAAATTGTTTTTGCTAGATAAAGCGATAACAATATTTCTACAGAGTAAGATGTTAGAATAATATTCTAATGTGTCTGCAAGCTTATCAATACTTTTGCTTTCACTTGCGTGTAAAGTCCAAACGTCATCGTCCCATTTTATAGGTTCTTCCATTTGAGCTGAACACATATACGCTACGATGTCTCCATCAACGAGCATCGTTCTATTTTTTGGGTCTATGTTTTCCAATTTTACCTCTCAATATTTTATTAATAATGTTGAGAAGCTCATCACGAGAGAGAAGTTCAGTAAGGTCATTACTGAAACCATTAACCAAATCTTCTTCACTAGAAGTTTGATTGAAATTATTTTTTAAATAAGAGACGTGCATCAATTCATGTATCAATACACAAACTAAATCTGCACCGCCCTTTTCTATAATTGATTTATCTATCCAAATAGTTCTACTTGTTGGAAGAAAAGAACCTTCTTCACTACTAGCAGCTGCAATCTCCGGGTCTAGTTCTTTGATAAATATTTCAAAGTGTCCAAGCTTAATTGATTTCGGCAACTGCATTTAATATATCCTTAAATTTAATCATAACTGCTTTTGTTTCTTTTCTATCTCCAACCATTTTCCAATTATCCTTATATTTTTTGACTATCTTTTTGAGTACGCCCACATCAAATACTAGGCGCAGCATCTGCTTATTACCTTTACTTAAAACGTGTATCCAAATTTTAGCTTTGGTTATGCTGATACCTGTAGGCTTACCTCTTCGTTCTACTTCGATACAAAGATTACCTGTCTTTGCCCACCAATCACGCTCAGTTTTAACTTCGATTTGTTCTTCCTTAATGCCAAATAGTTTTGCTATCTTGCGTTCATGTGCTTGTCCAAACTTTAAATCTAAATCAAAGTCGGAGTTGTCATTAAGTTTCAAATCATCAATGAGTTTCTGCCCAATTATTTCCAATTTTATACTCTGCGTCTAGTGGACAGCGAAGCTCAAAACTCTCACCAGCTTTTTTAACAGCTTCAACGGCAAGTCTACCTACATCATGTGCTATATCTTCTCTGACTTGCAGTTGCATTTCATCATGTATATGTGCAACCATTGCAAAATCTTTTGGATATTCATAACGAGCAAATAATTGTTCATGTAGTAAAGTAGTAGCTTTCTTAACGAGAATACTTCCGCAACTTTGAATTAAAAAATTCAATGCAGAATGTGCTGAACGACAATGTAATAATCTGCCGTCCAAAGCTTTTATATATTTAGAAGTTTCTAATTTTCTTTTTATTGCATTAGTTAATTTTGGTAATGCTGGTATCTTAGAAAATAAAAGTTTCTTTATCTTCTTACCTTCAGCAGTAGAACCACCAACCAATTCACCCATGCGAGCATCTCCAATCCCATAAATGAGACCATAGATTACCCTCTTCGCCAAATTCCTATTAGGTAAATTAGCAGCTTGTTGATTAAAGGTATGAACATCACCTTCTGTAACTTGTCTGACATACTCTCCACCATCGAAGCGAGCGAGGTAATGAGATAAACAGCGAAGTTCAAGACCAGATACATCGACCCCAACAAGCTTATAACCATAAGGCACAGTAAATAGAGAACGACATTCATAACCATATGGAACGCCAACACTAGGTACTTGAGCAATGTTTGGCCTATTGTGCGTACAGCGGCCTGTAATCGTTCCAAGTGTATTAACGTGTCCATGTATTCTATCTCCTTTAGATAATTTTAACCAAGCTGAACTTCCTTCAGCTAGTTGTGAAATTCTTTTTTGTATTAATAAATATTCAGAAAGTATCTTTGCTTCTTCATATTCAAGTTTATTTAAAACTCCCTCATCAACAACTGGTTTACCATCGGGAGTAAATGCTTTTGGTTTCCAGTTGTATTTATCCTTTAGCCTATCTGCAATATGATGACGACTATTAGGATTAAAATTAACAGTTTCATATTTATGTATGGCTACTCCTTTTACATAACCGAGAGTTTTATTATCCCTTGCTGGAATAAATTCTCCTAAATCTTTTTGTACTGGTGGAAAAACTTCTTGTAGTTTCTCTTCTAGTTCTAATCTTTTCTTTGTTAGTTTTCGAAGTAGTTGCAAAGCTTCTTCATTATTAAATTGAAAGCCTAATGTTTCTTGTAAGAAAATACATTGTGCGAACTGATGTTCTAATTCTATTGCAGCTGGTGAGTACTTTCTCTTTTGTAATTCTTTATAAAATGTATGTGTAACTTCTACATCTTGGTTGCAATAGTTTTGCATTTCTTGCGTCCATTGCTGCCAATCAGTTTGTTTACCAAAGTTACCTTTGAGAATATTTAATCTTCTTCCCCATGCTTCAAGTGAATGCGAACCAATAAGTCTATTATCAAATCCATGTTTATTACTTACAGCAAAGTCTTTGTTCTTTAAGTCTGGAAATATTAATCGTGATAAAACTAATGTGTCTGTTATCTTTGCATTAGTAAACCATTGCGGGTAAACTTTTTTTATTGCTGGTATATCAAAACCTATACCATTGTGTGCGATGATTTCTTTTGCATCAGCTAATAAGTCTAAACCTTTCTCAACCTCGTTAGGTTTAAAACTGTAGACTTGATTTGTTTCTGTATCTTTTGCTACGATACAATGTATCTTTGTAAGGTCCGGAAGTAATCCGTCACTTTCTAAGTCGAATATTAATTTCATGTTCCCTCATTCTAGTGAACAAGTGAAACTGTAATACGAGAGATTTCTGGTATGAGATGCTTAACATTTGATATAGCATTCTCTACTACCTTCTTTGAATTATAATCATTTGCATAAACAACTGGATAAACATTATCATGTGCTACTGCTCTATGAACTGCAGTTAATAGTAATTGATAGATGCCGTAGATTTTCGCTTGCTCATCTTCAGACATAAATTGAAAGTCTGCATCTTCAGATAGTATCTGTTCTACGAAGCTATTTATAATATCTTCCTCAGTTATATTTTTATTCAAAGTCATAATTATTTTCTGTTAGTCTATTTGTTTCTGGATTGTATGAGAGGTAAGAAGCAATACCAGTTGTACCATTGAACCTATTCTTCAGAATACGTAAGGTCATTTGGTTTGAGTTCTCATTGTCTTGCTGGTTTCTTTCACAGCCAATACAAATATCTGTAAGTTGTCCGATACCAGCTGAACCTCTGAGCTGAGACATAGAAGTATTCAAACCTTC